TTGAGTTGTTGTCATATGACAATAAAGTAGGAACCACTCGATAACAATTGACTAAGCTCGTCACAGGCTGTCATACTCGAAGACACGTGTGTAGGTCAGGCTGGAATCTTTAGGCCTGGGTGCTGTTTTGTAGACTTTGTTTTCATGCTCCGTCTTCTCTTCTATCCAGTCCATGATAGACATGAGAGAGTCTGTGTACCATGAGTCACTAGCGTCCTCGACGACTATTGCATCTTTGAGTGTCGCAGCCAGCAATACAATTATACCAGACACGGTTTCATCGCTATTCTTGTATATCCTTTTGAGTGACCTTAATATAAATCTCCTGCTACTTTCTGAGATGATGTGATTTCCCGTCACTAACTCCTCACTGTGATTGTTGAATAAAGCATTCAATTCCGCCCTAAGGGTTGGATCTTGTAAATTGCCGGTGAACCCAGGCAAGATGCTGCTCCGCATTTTCTTCCTCATGAAATCCTTGCCTTTCGACATTATCTTACTCACAGTGTAAGTTGATAGTGAGTTCCAAAATGTCTCCTCAGCCACTAATTCATTGTACTTGTAGAATAGGTGGGAGTATTTGTTTATGTCCGTGAACCCCAAACTCTCCAGCAGGTTTCTCTGGTATTCATAAACCTCCTCCTCTGAGCCCAGTTTAAAAACAGTAGCTTTGTCTTCTCTAGTGACCTTGGGCCCTTCTTCCTGGGTTTTGAGGATCTCTATAGGTTTGGATTCCTTTCTCACCACTTTGACACTAGGTGCGGAAGATGGTGTTCGGGAATGCGGTGAATGCCCTGGGTACTCGAAGCGATACCAAGTTAGACCTTTGTCTACTACGATTTCCCGATCATAATGACCGAGCCAGGGCCATGGAATGTCACGACTCATAGAATACAAAGTCAAAGTCTCATAGTCAGTCTTTAAAGTCTCTTCTGCGACAGCGGCCCAGTCAGATCTGCGTATCAACCAGTAAACCCCCTCATCTTCACCTTCCCAGCTTCTTTCGGTAAAGTTCTCAGGATCCTCATTCCCGGTGATAGCATCAAAAAACTCCTCGACCTCATCATCATCATCTGCCTCGCAGAAGTAGTTTGTTTCGGACATCCCTGTGGTGTCTAGTCTGCCAGTGAGGTATTCGGGCTCTTCATATTTGGACACTTTTTTTATCATGCTCGCAGCTGTCTTCTTTATATTTCTAGAAGCTATGGCTATCTGTCTGATAGTAAGCAGTTTTGTCAAGTTTAGCTTTGCTAAGAAAAGTCTGTTCACACAAGCCAGGATGAATAGGTACTGTGCATTTATCAGCTTTTCTGAAGGCTGGTAGAGGGCGCAATAAGTATCTGACTTCCGTTTATCCCAAAAGGAAGAGGCATTGTCGTAATGGGCTCTTATGTAAAGAAGCGTTAATGCTTCAGCTACCGTCTCACCTAAGCTATTGGTAGTGACTAGAAACGCTAGGTTGTTTGCAATTGCTGTCACATTCCCAACAGCCTGCATTTCCCTTTTCCGCCTGGGTCTATCATCGATTGAAGCTAGGGCGGCCTTGGTCAGTGTGTAGATGAACTCCTCAACAACCACCGGATCAATTTTGATAACATCCATGAAAGACAGGTAAGTGAAAGTGACCTTTAATGTAGTGATTGCAGAGAAGGTGGGCTTAGCACCCATCTTTGCGACCAGTCTATCGAGCACCATCACATCAGATTCATTTATAGATTTTTCTTCAATCAGAGATTGAATAACCAGCCTCTCCTTGTATGTGATTCTTGCGAAATTCATATTGTCAACGAGATCTATCACAGGGATGTCCTTGTAGGATACACCCTCAAACAATGACCTGTCAATCTTGGAAGTGTTTGCACTACTAGTGAATTTGGTGTAGTTCTCTGAGTCAGCGATCACCAAGGCCCTGGTGAGTGACCTCTCATCACCCAGCACTCCCAAAGTCGCATATGCCTTGTCAAAATCTGCATAACTCCCATGGGAAGGGTCTCTCATGAGAACTTTATAAATTTTGCTGGATAGCATGGACTCCAAAACTGAATTGCGTGAGACTACCAGCTCCTCCTCAAACACTAGATCTCTAATCTGGGAAAGATTGTGGTCCTCGTAGAATTTTGGGTTGAGGTCATAATTGTAATACAGTTCAAAATCCACCGGAGATCCATTCAAAGAAAAGTTACTGCCTTCTTCCTTCTTTATGGTTGGGAAAGTATAGCCCCCTACTCTAACAACACTGTTCCTGAGCATGATGCCTTTAGAGCCAGGTGCCAGGGCAATTGGTTTGTTAAGATCATTGAATCCTAGCTTCAGATCACCAGAGTCATTCACTGTGTAAATTGGGGAGCTAATCGGTATTCCTCGCGTGTTTATGAAGTTGAGGAGCAAGAAATAAAGTCTATCCATTGCTTCCTCCTCATTGACCACTACCTCATAAAAGGTTTCTCCCTCTCTTTTGTACTGTCTCACCCTACCGAAAGGACTGTAGAGGGTGAATTGGCTCCCACCGAACCAGACATTAACCGAATGTCTTTGACTCTCTTCATATGTTGCAAAAGATAGACTTGTCTGGGTAGACTGCCAACTTCCGAGTCCTTTCAATCTCTCTACCTCGTCAAGCATCTCAGCAAAGATCTGCTTATTCTGACATGTGGGGCAATCGCTATTCACTTTCAACCTTTCAAGACGAGGCTGATCTTTCACATGGAAGGCGAGCTTGAGTAGCAGGTAGTAGTGCTTGACGCTGGCATAATTCCCTGACCACAACTTGAACTGATCGAGCGTGAAATATTGTGGTTTCTTGTTTGAGATTAAGTACCTTCTAGTCGTGTAGAAGATTGCGTATGTCCAGAATCTCTCCAATGTGTCTAGGTTTATGCCTGACGGCATGAAGCAGTAAGAACTTCTCAATTTTTGTGTGTCTTTAGATGTGAGCTTCATGAGATAGTTTACGACCTCTGATTCGTTCTTCAGCCTGAGGTTGTTTTTTACCCAGAAGGTTAATGCCTCCAGTCTAGAAGGGTCAGGGAACAAAAATCTGTACTCTGGCCCAGAATTGTATGCAATAATTTCGCACACAGTTTTGAAGTCCAAATTCAGCCCAAGAGACTCAAATGTGCTGTAGCTGATAGGTTTGCAGGTTTTCTTACTACGCAGGTTGATATCAGACAGGGAAACCTTTATGCCTTCAGAGCTTTTCATGTAGTTGTGGAACTGAGAGTAGTCCATATCCATGCGATTGGTGAAGACCCCTACCTCGGTCATCAAGCTATAAACCTTCGCAAACTTTGATAGGTCTGCAAGTTTTTCTCTTTCTTCCATGAGAACCATAGTTTTAGTAAACAGTGTCATGGTATAGATTTGTGCCATGTCTACCCCCTCCAAAGAATAAATGTAGGCTGAATCCTTGATTCTAGAGTAGTGACTCAGGATGTCCCCGAGCGTCGTGCCTGGGATACATGAGGATATTATTTTCATCTGCGTTGTGATCTCTGGATTGAACAGGTCTGAATGCTTATGCCTCTTATAATATGGTATTTTGTAATTCACGGTTGCTCCTTTCCCAGGGAAGTATTCTTTTGACAGCAGCTGATAACATTTGATTCTGAAGCTGCGTGCTCCTGGGGTCTCTATCACATCAAGCATTACTTCTTGAGCGTCGGCGCCTATCAAGATCAAGTGGAGCGGGTGCATATTGAATATTCCACCGAAAGCTAACGGAATCCTGCTCAAGGTCCGGATCCTAGGAATGTGGTAGAACTTCCTTATCATTTCCCCCATGGTGATCATAGTCAAGTAACATTGCAGTAAAGATGCGCCATTGGAGAACAACTCAACAACCTTAGACACAACTGTAGAGATGTCATCCACCCAACCTTTGCCTTTTGGCTCAAATGAAACATTTGCAAGAAACTTGTGTGTCATCGGTATCAGCCTCTCTCTGGCATACATGATGGAGATGAGTTCGAAGAATTTTGGAGACAGACTGCATTTTTTCCTAGACATCAAGTGATTCATAGCCTTCTGGTACATCTCATACTGCCTAAATATCTGAACATTCTTATTATAAGAGTTTGACATGATGACCCCCCCGCTGTCGTCACTATGTGCTACGAGATTGAGTATGGCTCCCTGTCTTTGTGCTATCTTATCATTGAAATATAGCTGAGTGAATGCATGGAAAAGTGAAGATAGGTAATTGAAAATGCCCATCATGAAACTATACGGCATCTCCATCTCATAATCACCGTCCTGTCTTTTAGTGAGGAGATCCACTAAAGATGAGGTAGCACTGTTCTTTTTCATCAGATCGACATAATACTTTTGGAACCTTATTTTCTTTTTGAACATCAAAGCCCAGACATGATAGAAGTAGTCACAAAACTCCGCTGGCAGATAGGGCTCCATTCCTCTTACAAAGTAATAGTATTTCCACAAATTTGATTTGGGTGCCCACTTTCTACAGTCGAGGGTGCAGAAAGTTCTAACTGAGTCAGCCTCACTGAACTCGAAAACCTGGGAGTGAATAAATTTAGGTCTGACATGACTTTTCTTATGGATGAGCTCATTAGGCGTCCAAATGCACAAGTATTTGAAGAAGGCTTCTAAGGGAGACTGCAAAAGCTTTGTCACATCTGTCATGACATAAATTTCTCTGGAGCCCTTCCACTGCTTCTTATCCTTCATGTCAAACTCTAGCTGAACAGTCTCCATGGATTCAATCTTATCAGCGAAGGAAATATGAGACTCCTCTAGCTTGCGGTTGAAATCTTTGTAGCTCTCAGGGAGATGAGATACAAATTCTTGGGCCTTCTTTAAGTTGGCATTTGTTTCAAACACCACCTCATGCCCTTTGGAGCCCCAAAAGTTCTGTGTAGTTGATCTCATGCCCTTCCCTGTGGAGATCTTGGTGTAAGAATCACTGACAATTTTCGTGAATTTCTGTGCCATGTCAGATTTTGTAACTGCCCTGGACAGGTGCTGTCCTGCAAATTTCCCTATACAAGTGGCTAGTTTAGGGTCAAACATGAGGTCATCGCTAAAAAGCTTGTCAAAATAGTCATCTTCTGCTGCTATTGTGGTTGTTTGTGCCAACAATATATTAGAATCAAATGAGAATTTAGAGGCAAACTCCTGATGTGTCTCTAAGACGCTCCTCATGTTTTTAAGATGCTCATTGGTCCTGTCAAATGGTGCACGGGTCATAAACAGGGATTCATCAAATTTTTCTGCGCACAGATCGAAATTTTCAAACACTTGGCTCGTAAAGATGTCAAAGATCTTGAACTCTGAAGCATGGGCATAAATATCTCTGTAGCCAGAGCAGAATTTCCTTTGGCAGTAATAAAAGTATGGGTCGTAATCATGATCTACCATATCCTCGATGAGCTTTAAAACACTTGTGTGGCTAGATAAACTATTCAAATACAAATACCTGAAAAAGCCAAACCAGATCTCCACTTTGCGCCTCTGAGAATACATATTTAAGACCTTCGGAAAGATGAATTTTTTGAATAGGTCTGGTGTAAGGTCTGATTCAGACAATGAGCAGATGTAATAATTGCTGAAAGTGTAATACAATTCAGCGCCTGCCTTTAGCATGTCGAAGTGGTATGTCTGCCAAGGGAACACTACATATGTTTTGCCAGATACCTCTATCTTTTTGGTGTAATTTGAAAGGTACAGCCAGCTAAACTCAGAAGTAATGGGGAAAATCAGCTTGAACAATCTTGACTTCTTTGTGGACAAGACCTTCTTACCTCCTTTAACAATAAGCAGTGCGTCTTCATACCCCATGTTATCATACATGAAATCCTCCTTGTTCAGCTTGATATTGGAGAAGTACAATAGAGTGTAGCAAAATCTGGAGATAAATTCAAGATCATGCATAATTTGAGTTCTTTTCAATTCCTGTGTCTCAACCTCAACCAGTCCAATCATCTCTGTAAGCATGTTTTTTAGCTCCAAGCCGACAGGCTCCGTGTTGCTCCGGATGTCGTCACTTGTGCTCTCAGATTTATACGCCCAAAGCATGTCAAAAAGCTGTGCGAATCTAGCATCCAACTCAGACATATCCTTTTCGCTAGCGATCTTCACAACACCCTTCTTTGTTGAAAAGTGCTCCATCTCCAAGTCCCAGTGCTTCCTGTAAAATGACCTACTGATGTTCACTCTGTTTGAATATGTCGTCCTAGTCTGCTCATTGATGTCTTTGGTTATCTCAGTTTTGGCAGCGTTCAGTTCACACAACTTCTCTTTCAATTCTGGAGTCATCACATAACCATAACTCTCCAGGATGTCTTTCTGGCGGTGTACAGTCCGTAACTGCTTGAGCTGTCTGACCACTTTGCGATCATTGTTTAACAGGTCGCACAAGGCATAGTAGGCCTTATTGTGTTTAGCTAAAGCAGAATCTAGCTTGTCGACGTTCAATTCGCGCGATATTATCTTCTCATTCCTGTTCACATGTGTGATGTGGGACAATATCAAATCCGTGATAGGGAGCCCAGTTTTTAATTGCCGCTGGACAAAGCCGCCTTTTGATAGGTCAGTAGCAATTGGAAACATGAAGTAGTTCTTATCGTAAATAATTGTGTTAGGTGCTTTACGAAGCTCGGCCAGCTTTTTTAAGTAGGTGCTTTCAACCTCCGGTACCTGCTTTTCGATAGAGTCCTCAGCCAAGGTATGAATCCCTTCATTCATCTTTGATTCTTTCATTAGCTTGTTAAAGAAGTAGTTCTCATATACGTCTGTATCCAACAACTCTTCGACAGGAACCTCTTGTCTCTTGATCTCAAAGTCCGTTGGGCTCCCGTACAGCTTGAATGGCTCCTCCGCATCGCTTACCCCCCCTGTCATCTCAACATGCTCCAACACACCTTGAGACATATTTTGCACGAGCGTTAAGAGCAGATTCTTACTTGCTCCACCTTGTCTGTTGTCAATGTAAACGGCATTTGTCTTTAGGTTCACAATAACTTTGAAATGTGATTTGTAGGACACTCTCCGAAGAAAGCTTTCCAGACTTCTGGAATTTCTTCTTATGAGGGCAAGAACTCTTTGTGCACGGTTTCTTTTAACACCCAATTTTCTCACTTGAGTTGGGAACAAGGGCTCTGTGTCAACCCTTTTGAAACCAAACCCAACCTTTGTTGTCAGCTCCTGGTTCAGCAAGAGCTCAGGCAGAAGTTCAGATATGTCTGATTCTAATGCCAGGATAGATTCTTGCAAGTTCGAGAGCACACTTCTGGGGTCCCTCACCAGCTCGACATCAAGCTGTTCTGCTACAGACTTCACATCATAACAGACCCCCTCCACATCTGAGTCTAAGGCTAAGGTCGGGTAAAACTGGAACACAGACACACCAATTTGTCCAATGAGGTTGCATTCATTCTGATACTTACTGCGTGACTGCTTTGTTTTCAGTGAGGTTTCAAACCTTTTCACCACTGTGAACTCCACCAGGATCACAGAATCCGATGTCATGTGCAGGAAATCAGGAGTCCTGTCTGAGTCAATACCCAATGCCTCTCTAAAAGATCTTTCTCTCGTGGAGGGCAGATTGAGCAGGTCTAGGAATGCTGTCTTGAAACAGTTGTGGCGGAGCTTATAGTACATCTTTGAGTCAGCAGCAGTCAGGGCATAGTTCTGTTTCTTAATTGTGTACCTCGAGTCGACATATTGATACAGACCAGGCAATTCCACCTCTTCCACTTCGCACAGAGCAGGGTCATCTGAGAATTGGAGGTCTTGATCTCTGTAGTCCTCCTTAAATACAGCGATGTCATGAGTGGGTTTGATCTCTACTCTTTTGGATGGTGCCTCAGCTACATCACAGTTCGTGACGACTCCTTGAATGATACATTTCGAGGAAAGGTAATAGTGGTTGGGGTACGTGTTGAATAAAGCCACAACATTGTTGCTGGGCTCTCCAAAGACTTGGCTGATTAGCTGTCCGTCCACCACACGGGAGAACACCAACTGACAGTTGTATATTCCACCCATACGGTAGAGATGATCATCATTGATGTAAGTGCCTGGCGGTTCACCCAGGAGTTTGTACACTGAATCTGGGCTGAAGACCTTAGTGCTCGGGTCTGACATCTTCAGCTTTGCAAGGTAAGCATTGACACACAGGAAGAAACAGTCACCAGACCCCCCCATGTCTAAGAGCCTAGTCCCCTTGAAAAGACTCACGTAGCTCTCACTCACCATAGAAGGGGGTACAATGGGTGCTTCACGCAGTTCAGTGGCCGTGTCATAGTCGGGTATGTTAGGCTGAAAAGTGCCCACGAAAAGCTCAAATCGCGAACCCCGATCATAGTAGACGAGTGAAGCCACGCCAGAGGCTGTCACCTTCATTCCAGATCCGTCTTGAGTTGTTGTCATATTTTACA